GTCCTGACCAAGTATCTGGTCCACCTCGTCCATCGTGAGAGTGCGATCCCAGCCTGCGGGTATCGGTAAGGCGCGCCGTTCCTCATACTTTACTGTCGCATGGGTTGGATCAATTACATGGCCCACGGCCACGGTCCAAAGTAACGCAGGGCACCTGTAAGGGCGCGTCCTTACGCCCTCATGGTGCTTGATCATCTCGATCGCTTCAGCGCTAACCTTCACGATCAACCTTTTTTCTGGAACGCCTGCGTGCCGAACCAAAAGGCAATAATTGACGACAGAATAAGCATCTCGTCATCAGAGAAAACATTCTCCATCGCGATCGCAAACGGGATGCCAGTCGTGTACGCGTACCACACGCCTGCGATGTTCAGCGCGACCAACTCCAGCACAAAGATATACGTCACTACCGGACGTACCGATGCACGCAGATTGATCATCCACTGCGAGGCGCCTTTACCAATCTCGATGTCGTGCTGATATAGAGCCTGACGCTCTTCAGCGGACGTCTGCGTCTGTATCTGTTCGAGTTTGATTTCTTCGACGCGAGCCTGCGCGAGAAAACCACGCTCAGCCAACGCTAGTTCTCGCTCCTTCTGCGCGGCAACAAGCGCCAACTCATGCTTCTTGTCTTGACGGTCTTGAAAGATTGAAAGGATCTTGGGCAAGCCGCCCGCAAGGAAAGATAAAAACGTGCTGACTAACGTCATCATTTAGAGGCCCTCACTACATCGTCGCCCTTGGTGACGGTGACATGGTCGCCTTCAACGTCGACGCGCATCGGCATCTCCTTGCGATCGAGCCTATCGAGTTTGGCGATAAGTTCCTTGATCACGGCGAACTCAGGCTTGTCTTCCTTCTCGGTCGCGCCTGCAATACTTGCGAGCATCGAGATCAGCGCCGTAAGCGATGCACCGAGCAGCCCCATTACCGCAGCGATCTTGTCGGTATCGAGCGCAAGACTAGAGAGCACGCCGATGACAACGATGGCCGTGATGTACTTGAGGCCGTCCTTACCGATGGCTTTACCCGCAACGTCTTTGGCGCTGCTGTTGGCTTCGAGGCGCTGCAATTCCGCGCGCGCTTGCTCTCGCAGCATTTCGATGTCTTCGCTCATGTCACAACCCCTTGATCACTAAACCCAAAAGCAAAGCAATTATGAATCCGGCGGTACCAATAAAAATTTGCTCGATTCGCTTTAGACGAGCATTGACACCACGCATTTCTGTGGCAATGCCTTCATATCGAACTGCGCACACATCAATGTGGTTATCAACTTTGCTCTCTACATCCTGAATCGTAGTCATCGCCTTTCCTAAAAACCTTACAGCACTTATTAAACAATGCCGTAGGACTGAACGATGTAGTCCTGCGCATTCTGGAATGAAACGTCAAACGCAATAGTAATTGCGCCTGCGCTATTGGTGATTGTGACGCCGGTGCCAGCAGTCAGCGTTGCTTTGGTTAGCGTGTTGCCAGTGCTGTTACCGATTAACAACTCACCATCGGCATACGTGGTTTGACCCGTACCACCGTTTGCAACAGCAAGAGTGCCACCGAGTGCCACAGCGCCTGTAGTGGCAAGAGCCGGGGTAAGGCCAGTGGTGCCACCACTAAATGATGTGACACCAGCGGTACCACTGCCAGAAACTGTCGTCCAAGAAAGCAGGCCTAATCCATTGGTGGTCAGAACCTGACCGCTCGTTCCGTCGGCGGACGGCAAGGAGTATGTGGTAGATCCGGCCGATGCCGGAACAGTGATTCCGGTATATCCAGACAGCGAGCCGTAGATTCGGATGGTGTTACGTACGCGCAGTTCGGCAAGCGCTGTGGCGCCAAGAACCACAATGCCGGTTCCGTCGTACGTAAAGTTGGCAGATCCGCCAAGGCTTCCGCTGTTATTAAACTGCACTTGGCCCGATGAACCACCCGCAGTGATCGGAATATCCGACACACCAGAGCGTACGTTCGTGCCGTCAGAGAACAGCAGCGTTGATTTGCCCTGCGTGATGACAACCGATGTGCCGCCGCCTGCGCTTGCCAGCGTTACCGTGAACGAGCCAGTCGTGATGTTGTAGACAACCCATTGACCACCAACACCAGACGGCAGCGAGTACGTCACGTTTGCTGTGAGTACGCCAGAAACGATGATGGTTGGCGGACGATACTGGCCAACCGTCAAAGTGACCGTGCCCGATGCACCAGTGGCGTTCAGCGTCGTGGTGCCGCCCAGCGAAGCATCGATAATGTCCCAGTCGTCGTTAACAGGCGTCGACCACGTATTGACGTAGTCGCCGTTGCCCGGCTTTTCGATCGACTTGTTGGTTGTAAATGTGCTGGCCATTCGTTACTCCTAGATCGCCTGCTGAGCCACGTCGAGGGCTTTTACGATCGATTCGTCAGGCTGGTCAAGTAAAGGTTCCGTCGCTTTCGTTGTCTCGCGCTTGGCCTGCTTCGTGCGCAGCATCAACTGGCCAACGAGACGCTCGACATTGTCGACGCGGCCGCCGGATCTGCGCTCAATACGACCGCCGGAAGCGGAGCCAAACACTTTACGCAGATAGTCTTGCGTTTCTGCAGGCAAATAATCGACGTACGATCCGCCGCTCTCTTGCGCCTTTCTCAAAGCATCGCGTACGCGAGTGGGGCCGGCGTTATACGCTGCCGCGGCAAGCCGCTCGTCACCACCAAAGGCTTGTAATTGCTTCTGGTAATACGCGCGACCCAAAGCCTCGTTGTACTGCTCATCAGTGCGCAGACGATTCTCGTCCCACTCCAACCCAGCGGCTTTCGCAGCCTCTGGACCGGTGTACGGCATTACTTGGGCTTTGCCGATTGCTCGGTTCGGGCCAAATTCTGTTTGCACCTCTGGCCCTAAAATGGTGTTGCCATTTTCGTCAAACTGACGATTTTGGCTTTCAACGCCAAGCATTCTGCTGAACGTGTCATCTTGAGGAACAACAGGTCCAAAATACTCTGCAAATTCAGATTTCTCTGGCGTTGGTTCGAGTTCGCCGCCAGCAACTTCTTCGCCTGCTCGCCCGGCGTAATACAACGGAGTCGTTACAAGGGGCTGCGTTGCCTTTGCCCCGAGGTAGCCAGCCTGACCAGCCTTTAGTGCAACAGCCCCGGCTAATCTTGGGGAAGAGGCAGCCAAATGGCCTACGGCAGCAAACGGAGAAGCAAATCCATAGAACGGCAGTGAGCCAAGAAGGGCCTGACGTATACCGCCCGGAACCCATTCTGAAGTCGCAGCGCCAGCAATTGCATATTTCAAATCAGGCGCATATTTGCCAAGGCTCTCAAGCAACTCTTGTTGCATTGGAGAATCGGCCTTGGTTAGCCGACGAAGAATCGCGGTATCAGACAATTTCGTGCCAACACCAAACGTTTGCCTCATTTCATTTAAGAAATCAGACATTCGTTCGTATTCTTCCATTACCTTCATATAACGCGGATCTGCGGCGTTGATGGCATCACGCACTTGGTTATACATTTCAGATGCCACTCTGTATGACTGTTTGTCACCGCGAGCAGAATCTCTAATCGTTCCAATTGCTCGCTTCAGGCGATCCGCGCCATAAATGCTGCGAGCGCTACTTCCTAAAGGTTCGTTTGCAAAAGAAATTAACTTGGATTCAATATCACCAAGAGTCCTAAGCGCGCTTTCATTCAGTTCAATGTCAGGGCCACTCGTCATCTTTTGCTTAAATTCGTCTTGCAAGTTGCCTAACTTTCGACCAGCCTCGGTGAAGTTCACGTTTGCTGTTTTTGAAAGCGCGCCTTTACCAGACAAATATTGATTTGCCCTGTCTTGTGATGCTTTATCGAGGCCTTGCGAAGCCATTTCGATAATCTCACGTTGTCGGGACGGGTCTTGCTGCATAGCCTTAAACAGTTCGACTTGCTCAGGCGTACCACTTCGGCCGACTTCGGTAGCAACTTTCAAGTATTGCGGGCGAACACCGGTTCCGACGTACGAAGCGGTACGGGCTGCTTTTGCAGTCAAACTTCCAGCGCCCTTTGCAGTCGCAATCGCCGCTTGCACAGGGTCAATCAGGCTTGCTCTTTTTGCTGCCGTGAGGGCGGCCTTTTCACTGATGAGACCAGCCTTTCCCGCTGCCCCAGCGCCGCCAGAAACGGCGGTGGCAAAGTCCATTAAGATACTTGCGGGATCTTCTGATAACGCTTTATAAAAACCCTGCTTTGATCCATAAGTTTGCACATAATCATCAATCATCGAATTCAATACTTGTTCATCTTTAGCCCGTTCTTCTGGGGTTTTATCAACGCCAACAGCAGAAGCGCCTTTTGAAATGACTCCTCGGCCTATTTCACGTAAACCAGCAATTGTTTGCTGAGGATTAGTGATGGCGCTGCCATATGCTTTTAAAACCCCGCCAAAACTAGGAATAAAATTCTTAACCGCGCCACTTGCAGCGTCAGCGAAAGTCAGTTCAGGCTCAGGCGTGGTAGGAGCGGTTCTCGCTTTTTGAAAA